CATTACGTCTATTGGGTGGACAAGGAAAAGGGTCTCGGCTTTCGCAAGACCGAGAACCTGGTCGAAGAACAATTGCTCGCGCAGAACCGGGAGAGCTTGAACGACTCCTATGGCAAGCGGTTCAGCAATGATGCGATCGGCACGAAAATGGCCAGCATCCCCTTGAACATCTTCTATCGAGACTTCGCTGCTCGTCTGAAGGACGGCGATACCGACTTCATCAAGGACTGGCTCAATCGGGATGAAAACCGGCCATACCGCACATTCCGGGGGCGCGTCTAAGTGTCGATCTCCAACTATGTCGAATTGCAGGCCGCGGTCGCGAACTGGCTTGCCCGAGATGACCTGAGCGGCCGCATTCCCGAGTTCATCACGCTCTGCGAGGCCAAGCTAAACCGCGTTCTGTTCGTCCCGCAGATGGAAACGCGATCGACGGCCTTGATTGACCTTAACTCGGCCGAGCCTGAGTTCATCACACTACCTGACGACTTCCAGACCATGCGGCGTATTCGTCTTTCGAGTGTGACTGGCAAGCCGCCGCTGGAGTTCCTGAGCGGCACGCAGATGGATGAAGTTCGCTACTCGCGCGACAATGTGACGGGCCAGCCCGCGTATTTCTCCATTGTGGGTACTGAGATCGAGCTGCTTCCGACGCCAAAGGAAGCCTACACGCTCGAGATGACCTATCGGGCGCTCATTCCGCCGCTGGCCAGCAACACGACCAATTGGCTGCTGACGCTGGCGCCGGACATCTACCTTTACGGAGCGCTGTTGGAAGCCGCCCCGTACACCAAGGAAGACGAACGCATTGCCGTCTGGGCGACCGGCTTCTCGACGGTGCTGGACGGCCTCAACGACCTCGGCAACAGGCAGTCCTTCGATCCTGGGCCGTCAACGATCACGTTGCCAGGCATCACACCATAACAGGGGAATAACGAATGATCGGAGCGGACGGCGAGACGCTTGCCGGCGATGTGAAGGCGTACACGACCAGCGGTCGGGGCTTGAACGTTGATGAACTGTCCGAAATGGCGCTTCGGAAACTAATCCATGTTGCTGATACCGCAGCGCCAGCCCTGCAGGAGCAGGCTCGTATCTTCCGCGAGCAAATCAAGGTGGTTCTGATGCGATACATGCATCAGGCGATCAAGTCCGACCGAACGACGCTCTACAACCAGTTGAAGCCCGCCCATCCGGACGTGGCGGAAATCATCCTGAGGATCTAATCAATGGCAATCTCGACTGCGATGGCGGGCAGCTTCAAACAGGAGCTGTTCCGGGGTCAACACTGCATGACCACGACTGGCTTCACGATCACGGGCTCGTCCTCGTCGTCTGTGAACTACACCTCGGTTTCGAGCGTGGCGAACCTGTCGCTGGGTATGTCCTTTACGGGCACGAACGTCGGCGCCAGCTCGATCATCACGGTTATCGGTTCGTCTACGACGTTCACGTCGTCGGTTGCTGCATCGGGCTCGATCTCGGGCGGCACGCTGACGGTTACGAACCCGATGGCGTCAAGCTACAAATTGGCGCTGTTTACGTCCTCGGCGACGCTGGACGGCACGACCGCGACCTATTCGACCTCGAACGAGGCGAGCGGCACGGGCTATTCCGCGGGCGGGTCTGCACTGACGATCTCGGCCTCGATGCCATCGCTGACCTCTACCACGGCGTTCATGGATTTTGCGGATCTGGTGTTCTCGACGGCGACGATCACGGCGCGCGGCTGCCAGATTTACAACAGCTATGCTGGCTTGAACCGCAGCGTTTCTACGCATGACTTTGGTGCGGACAAGTCGGCGAGCGCGGGCGATTTCACTGTGATATTTCCGACTGCCGACTCCTCGAACGCGATCCTTCGCCTAGCTTAGCTCTTCTCTGGTTGTTCCGCTGGACCTCGGCGTTGGCCCATCGGCAATTGGATGGCTTGTAGTCTCCATCGTTATCTTTCCGGTCAAGAGATAATCCTTCTGGCGGTTCTCCCATATCGGCGAGGAAGTTTTCGTACTTGTGCCATCTCTTGCAAACCCTAATCCCACGCCCACCCCATCTGGGGTACTTGGCATCTGCCTTATTTTTGCATCGGTTGAGCATGTTAGCCCAAGCGGAGTAGGCGCGGGTTCGCTTCTCTCTGCTTGATTGTCCATGGGTCGTCCGTGCGCGAACCATAGCATCGCGTTGCTCGCATCCGCACGATTTTGAGTTGCCGCTATTGAGGTTGCCGGTGGTTGCGATGCTCTTACCGCCGCAGTCGCAAACGCAGTGCCAAGTCTTCTTCCTGTTCTGTGATCCCGCGCGAGCAGTGACCACAAGCATTCCGAACCGATTGCCAATCATGAGGGCCTCCAATGCGAAGCAGCATACATGAGAACGACCGTAAAGTCACCAACTTTGCGGATTCGTCCAACGCCATTTTGCGGCTGGCCTAAGCTCCTTTCTTTGTGAGCCAGACCTTTGAGGTGAGGGTCTAATGGCGGTTACGTCGGCGCTTGTTGATAGCACTCAAAGGACGGGTTCGACCGGAACGACATCGACGATAACTGGCGTTCCGTTTGGGACTGCGGCGGCAGATCGCGTCGTCGTCATAATGTTTGCAACCTTCAACGCCGCGCCGGTTTCAGCAACTATTGGTGGCGTTTCTGCGTCCGTTGTTGGGACCGCTGCAAATGGAACCTTACTGGCTTCCGCTGTCGTCCCAACCGGCACAAGTGGAAACTTCGCCTGCACGTTCTCGTCTTCCGACCAGATATTCTCCTCCGGCGCGGTTCGCCTCGTAGGTGCGGCGAGTGCTACTCCATCTGATACGCTCAGTGTTGCGTCTACCGGCGGCCAGATTGACGTGGGGGCCGGAGGTTGCATTGTTGCCTATGACATTACAGATGGCTCAGCTGGTACGTGGACCGGCGCAACGTCGCTTTTTTTTGATGCTGGCGCGGCTGTGGGCGGCGCTAGCTTCGATAACAGCGGAGGCGCCCTCACCAACCGCACGGTAAGCAATTCGGCTGCCGTTTTCCTCGTCGCCGCCGCCTTCGATGCATCGGGCGGGGGTGGGGGAGTAAGCGCCAACCCGACAACGGCTGCCTCTACCAGCGCCGCTGGAACGGCAACGGTCTCAGGCAAGGCTAATGTCAGCCTAACCGGAGCCTCGTCCGCCAGTGCCGCCGGCACAGTCACAGTTCGGGTTCCGGCTAACGTAAGCGTCACAGGCGTAGCCTCTACCAGTGCGGCGAATACGCCAACGGTCACTGGCAAAGCCAACGTAACGCAGACCGGCGCTCAGTCAGCAGGTAATGCCGGCGCACCAGCCGTCACAGGGCTGGCAAATGTCAGCGTGACAGGCGTTCAGGCGGCTAGCAGCGTGGGAGCGCTCACGGCTGCTGCAACAGCCAGCGTTTCGATTACGGGCGTGCAGTCGGCCTCTGCGGGCGGCACACCAACGATTGCAGGCAAGGCGAACGTCTCCTTGACGGGCGCACAAGCCGCTAATCAAGTCGGAACCCTCACTGTAAGCGCGAGCGGCGCGGTCAGTGTTGCGGTCAGCGGCGTTGCTTCTTCATCGGCCGCCGGAACGCCGTCACTTACCGGCTTTGCAAATGTCAGCCTGGCTGGTGTTCAGTCGTCCGCTTCGATCGGCTCAATCACGATCAGCGGCAAGGTAACAGCGACGCTCGGCGGTGTTTCGTCTTCGGCCGCAGTCGGGACGCTGACGGTCAGTTCCAGCGGCGCGGTCAGCGTTAACCTGATCGGCGTCGAAGGCGCCGGCACAGTCGGCATTCTGGTCGGCTCGGTGCCGATCTCGGTCTCGGTCGTCATTGATGGTGTCTCATCGGCGGGCTCGATTGGCTTGATGGACGTAACCGCGCGGCTTGTCGGCTGGATACCTGTAACGCGACAGAACGAAACCTGGACCCGAAAGAGCGAGCCATCCTCGACATGGACCGAAGTGACCAAGACTGACGAGACCTGGACGAGGATTAATTAATGCCACTCTTGCAGTTCAGTGAGTGGCGTCCGGACGTTGCGGATTATCAGGGGGCGGCGACCAAGAACATTCAGAACGTCCTGCCTCGGGGCGATGGCTATGGTCCATTCCCTGATTTCGCGATCCTGTCGCAGTCCTTGCCTTCCGCTTGTCGGGGCAGCTTCTACGCGCTGAACTCGGACGGATCGGTCACGATCTTCGCCGGCACGGTCAACGCGCTCTACAAGGCCAACAACACTGACTATTCGTGGGTGCCGGTCGGTAAAGTTGCGACGGTCACGATCTCGTCTGCAAGTCCCGGCGTCGTCTCATTGGCCTCGCATGGCTTCGCAGCGAATGAACCGGTTGTGTTCTCCAACTCTGGTGGAGCATTGCCTGCGGCGATCACGGCGGGCACGGTCTACTACGTCAAAACGGTCCTCGGCTCCGGAACGTTCACCATTTCGGCCACGCCGGGCGGGACCGCAATCAATACCGCTTCGACGGGCACAGGCACACATTCGGTAACTGCGCACTATTCCGATCTTTCTTCCGATGCTCAATGGCAGTTCGCTCAGTTCGGCAACCTTGTAAAAGCAACGCAGAAGAACGCTGTCCTCCAAACCTACACGCTCGGGGTATCCTCGGCCTTTGCTGACAATGCGGGCTCTCCACCTCAAGCCTCGTATATCTCAGTCGTCGGCCGCTTCCTCGTTCTCTCTGGCCTGCTCTCCAATCCCTTCCGCATCCAATGGTCGGCGCTCAATGACACGACGGGCTGGACGAGCGGCGTAAGCTCCTCAGACTTTCAGGACTTCCCTGACGGGGGCGTTGTTCGTGGTGTGGCGGGCGGCGAGTTCGGAACGGTGTTTCAGGACCAAGCCATCCGGCGGATGTCCTACATTCCAGGCTCTGCGCTGATCTTCCAGATCGAACGTATCGCGCAGGATCTGGGCCTCTTCGCACCTTATAGCATAGTTCGCGCCGGCTCGCTGATCTTCTTTCATTCAGCGCAGGGCTTTTACAAGATCGCGCCCGGAGGGATTCCGGAGCAGATCGGAAGAGAGCGGGTTGACCGGACGTTCTTCGATGATCTCGACAAGACCGAATTGCGGATGTTCATCGGGGCGTCCGATCCGCGGTCTACCCGTGCGTTCTGGGCCTACAAATCAACGTCGGGCGTCACGACGCGTTACGACAAGATCATCGGGTACGACTACGCGCTGGATCGCTGGTTCACGATATCGATGAGCGGCGAATATCTGCTTGGCATGTCTCAGCCAGGCATTACGCTCGAAGGTCTGGATACGCTGTCGTCATCGATCGATGCGCTTGCCGCCACACTGGACAGCTTCGCGGTTTCTACCCAGCCCTTGATTGCGCAGTACGACAGCTCGCACAGGCTTGGCTTCTTCTCCGGCGCCAATCTCGAAGCGACGATGGAGACGGCAGAGCAGGGCACTGACGGGCGGCGTATTCGCGTCAATGGCTTCAGGCCGGTAACGGATGCAGCGTCGGTCTTTGGCTCGGCCTCCTATCGTGAGCTGGTCTCGGAAACCCCGACATCGCTCCCGGAAGCGGCGATGAACTCGCGGACGGGCAAGGTCGATCTGATCAGATCAACGCGGTATTCCCGCATGAAGATCAGAATCCCTGCCTCGACGCAGTGGACTTACGGGGCGGGCGTCGAGCCTGACATCAAGCAGGAGGGCTTGGTGTGACGACGGTTTTCGCGCCCGGCTCTCTGGAGACAGACCCGAAGAAGCAGAACATGGCCCTGCAGGATCATGCCGGGCGTCTCGCGGCCAATGCCGATGATATCGCTACGAACACGTCGGATATTGCTGCGCTTCAAGCAGCGGGATCAACTTACCTCACCAAATCCGGCAATCTTTCTGGTTTGGCGAATACGGGGACCGCGCAGACGAATCTGGGCGCAACGACGGTCGGCGCCGCGGTGTTCACTGCTTCTAGCGCGGGCGCGGCTCGTTTCGTCCTGGGCGTCGGCGTGCCTGACGTAATCATCGAAGATCAGAAGGCGTCTGGGACGGCTGGTGGCGGGTTGACTGCCGGCGTCAATACACGAACCTTGAACACGCTGGTCCGTAATGCGTCTGGTACAGGCGCCAACTCGCTAACTAGCAATCAATTTGAGCTAAACGCTGGGACTTACTACATGCAATGGTCTGCTCCGAGCTGGAGATGTGACCAACATCAGACGCTGTTGCGAAATGTGACCGATGGCACCTATCCAGCGTTTGGCACCAGCGAATATTCCGCATCTGCAACTGATAACGCGCAATCGAGGTCAACCGGCTCGACCGTCGTGACAATCGCGAGCACGAAATCGTTCGCGATGCATCATCTCGTCTTGACCACCAGGGCGACAAACGGTGCTGGTCTTGCGGCAAGCAGCGGCGGCATCGAAGTTTATACGCGCGTCGAGATCTGGCGGCTGGCTTGAGCGTAGACCTTCTTTGTGTCGATCCCAAAGAGGTTGACCAGATCTGGCCCTACGCGGGCGGCATGATCCGGGCGGCGATCGAGCGGACTAACCTGAGCGACTTTGCCGATATCGAGAAGCAGGTTCTGGCCGGCGAGCAACTGCTCTGGTTGGCAGTGAGCGACCACATCGAGGCGGCGGCAACAACGCATCTGAGCCGAAACGTTTGTACGTTGACGGCATGCAGCGGGCATCAGCGGGAACGCTGGCTGCCTCTCTTTAAAAAGATCGAACAATACGCAGCCGCTGAAGGCTGCAAAACGATGCGCATCTACGGCCGAAAAGGCTGGGAGCGCGTCTTGGACGGCTATAGGGCCGAGTACGTAATTTTGGAGAAACAACTTGGGCGGCACTAGCGAGCAAAAACAGACGCAGAGCAGCACCACGGCTCCGTGGGAAGTTGCGCAGCCTCAACTTCAGGGCATCCTGAGCCAGTTGTCGAGCAACCTCAACAACACTGGCGTTACCGGTGCTGAGAGTAACGCGCTGACCTCGATGGTCAACAACGCCAACAACGCGTCGGCAACCTACGCGCCCCAGATCGCGGACTATGCCAAGTCGCTGTTGAGCGGCGGCGGGGCGACCGATCAGGCGGGCAACGTCAACGCCAATTATCAGCGTTATGTTGACCAGACGAATCCGCTCGCGAGCAATACGAACTACGATCCGTATTCGACGCCGGGTCTGAAGGACTACCTCTCCACGTTGACGGGAGATATCACGCAGGGCGTCAATGGGCAGTTTGCGGCTGCAGGCCGAGACTTCAGCGGCGCGAACTCGCAGGCGCTCGGGCGCGGCCTCACGCAGGGCTTAGCGCCCGTGTTGATGAACCAGTACAATCAGAACGTCCAGAACCAGCAGGGCGCGGCGAGTAACCTCTACAACGCCGGCAACACCAATGCAGGCATCCTTGCGGGGTTGCAGCAGCAGAAGCTGACAAACCAGGGGCTAGGTGTTGACGCGTCCAGTCAGGCGACCGACGCGGCCAACGCCGGGAACAATGCGACCCTGCAGGCCGAAGCGGCGCGGCGCGGCATCCCCGTACAAGCTCTCGGCTTGCTGGCGCAGATCGGCATCCCGATTGCCGGCCTTGGTGGACAGTCCACAGGCACTTCCACGGGTACGAACACGATGAGCGGCGCGCAGCAGTTCGCCACCATCATGGGCGGCATCGGCTCACTCGGCAATCTGTGGGGCAAGAAGTAAATGGGGCTGCTGGACTCTCTTTTCCAATCTGGTGGCTCTGGCGGTGGATTGCTGGACTTCTTGCGCAACAACGCGATGAACCAGCAGTTCGGCGGCGGCCTGCAGTCTGATCAGGCGCAGTATGGATCGCCGATGGGCTCTATGGCGCAGATGCCGGTCACTTCAGCACCAAGCGCTCCTATTATGGCTCAGCCACCGGCTCCGCAATCAGCACCGCAGCCGATGCAGGCGCCTACGATGCCGCAGGGGCCGGGCTTGGGCGACCGCCTAGGCGCGGGTGCTTATAACTTCGTGCACGCTGGCGGGCTTCTCCCGGCACTCTTTAACGGCGTCAGCGGCCTTGTTAGTGGGCAGATTGATAACCCCGCCGCCCAAGCAGCCAATCAGACCGCGGCCTACCTCAAAAAGATCGGCGTTCCTGACGAGGCTATTGTCGCCGCTGTTGGCAACGGACGCGCGCCGGGCAATCCGGAAGTGCTGAAGACCCTGCTTACCAAATACGCCAACCAAGAGAAGGTTCGTCCGGCCACGGCAGAAGAGCGCAAGCAGTACGGTGCGCCCGAGAACCTGCCCATGTCGATCGACACCACGACGGGCAAGCCGAGCTATGGCCCCGCCAATACCAGCATCAACAACGTCATCAATGGCGAGAAGGAGCAGGACAAGGTAATCGGCAAGGGCTACGGCGAGCGCTTCAACGATATCCAAAAGGCCGGCATGCAGGCTCCTGCTGCCATCGGCACGCTCAACCTGATGGAAAAGCTGATCAGCGACCCGAATTTCTACTCGGGCACGGGTGGTCAGGCGGCGACGACCCTCAAGAGGCTGGCTGTGTCGGCCGGGATCGCAGGTGCTGATACGGCATCGCCAAATGAATTGTTCCAGAAGCTGTCGCAGAAGTCCGTGCTCGACGCCGCGGGCGGCTCGCTCGGAACCGGCTTTTCGAACGCCGACCGCGATTACCTCAACGGCACGGTCGCCAATCTCAGCAACACGCCAGAGGGCAACAAGCAGATCATCGCGATCGGAAAGCAGGTCCAGCAGCGCAATGTCGAGATTGCGAAGCAGGCCCGCGAGTACGCCAAGGCCCATAACGGCCGGCTGGACTCCGGCTTTGAGGACCAGATTGCCGAATACGCGGAGAAAAACCCGCTGTTCGCAAAGGCAGCGCCGCCGGCTGCTCCTGCTACCGCGAAGCCGTCCGCGGCCCCGGCTATGCCGAAGGCCGGCGATATTCAGGGCGGTTATCGCTTCAAGGGTGGGAACCCGGCTGACAAGAATAGTTGGGAGCAAATCAGCTAATGGCTGGTCCTTGGGAGGCTTACGCCGCGGCCCCGGAATCTGAAGGGCCGTGGACGCAGTATGCCCCGACCCCGGAGCGGGGCGTTATCGATAGGCTGACTGGGCAAACGGGCGAGCGCCTGCAACTGTGGCCGGAGAGACTTGCTCGCAACATCGCATCTAGTGCGGCGTCAGCGTTCACCCTTCCGCACGATGTAATGACGGGACAGGCTCACGTTCCTGGCAGCCCTGACGCGCAGGCTATCCCTGGCGCCGTGCCGTTTGGCTCGGGCTCTGGCGAGCGGATTGCGGATCTGGCAACGCTTGGGTCTCCGATGGCCCCTAGAGTGCTGCCCGGATTGGCTACAAAGGCGGGTCTTCCGACTGCGGAAGAGTTGAAGGCGGCGGCTAGTTCAGGCTATGATGCTGCACGCGGGCTGGGCGTAGATATCAGCTCCGATGCGGTCTCACGATCCTTTCAAACGCTGGCGCAGACCCTTGAAAAAGACGGAATTAATTCAAAGCTCGCACCCAAAACTTTTGGAATTATCAGCGAGCTATCCGCCCCTCCAACGGGCTCCGTCGCCACAATCTCCAACCTCGAGACCGCCAGACGCTCCCTCGGCCACGCCGCGCAGGACTTTCTCAATCCTACGGAAAAGATGGCAGCAAGCCGAGCCATCAAGCATCTTGACGATTATCTTGGCAATATTCCTGCGTCCGATGTCTTGGCTGGCGACGCCGCGCAAGCGAGTAAAATACTATCGGAAGCGCGGGCTAACTACGCCGCCGGCAAGCGCTCGGCTCAAATCAACGGCGAACTTGAAATCGCTGAAGGGAATGCCGCGGCGGCAAATTCCGGGCAAAACCTAGGTAACAGCACTCGCCAGCGCTTCAATTCGATCCTCAAGAGCGACAAGAAATCCTCTGGCTACACGGACGCGGAGCTTGCTCAGATGGAGCGAGTTCGCGACGGTACGCTTACGGGCAATGTTACTAGGCTGGCCGGCAATCTGCTGGGTGGCGGGGGTGGGCTTGGTTCCGTGGCGTCTGCGGCAGTTGGTGCGGGCGCTCTCGGCCCGGCCGGAGCTGCCGCGCCAGCATTTGGCTATCTGCTCAAGAAAATCAGTGACGCCTCAGTCAATCGGCAGGTTCGCCTACTTGACGAAATGACGCGCGCCAGATCGCCTCTTGCTGAGGCTTCCGCATCCTTTGCGGCACCTGATCCCATCAAGCAGCAACTGCTTTTGCGCGCATTCTTGGCTTCCGAGGCGCAAAGGAACAGGTAATGGGATTATTGGATTCCTTGCTGGGCGGCGGTGATCAATCCGCTTCGTCCCCGCAACCAGCCCCACAAGACAACGCTCAAATCGCCTTCAACTACTTTGTCAGCCAAGGGCTGTCTCCGGTTCAGGCCGCAGGTATCGTCGGCAATCTACAGGGCGAGTCCGGCCGAGGGCTGAACACCAATACCAGAAACCTTGGTGACGGGCGAGACGGCAGCGACAGCATCGGCATTGCGCAGTGGAATAGTACGCGGGCGCAGGCACTGAAGGATTACGCGGCCTCGAAGGGCGTCCCGTACACCGATCTTAACACGCAGCTTGAGTTTCTTCATTCGGAATTGAAGGGACCGGAAAAGGCGGCTTACGACAAGCTGTTGGCGGCCCAAAACCCGGAGGAGGCTACAAGGGCCATGCTGGCCTTTGAGCGGCCCAAGGACTGGAATGTGCCGGGAAGCCATCCACAGCGCA